GCTTGGGTTAAATTCCCCAGTTTTTACGCCTGCACCTTTTGGTAGTGTAGATTTAAGGTCTTTAGCTGCTTCCGGTATAATGTCTGAAAACGAGTCTCTTAGCCTTTGTTTAATCTTATCCTCTGTGGTTGATTCACCCTCTTTGGTACTAGGAAAAGCCGCACCATTAACCGTAAAACCTTGACTTGTTTTTGCTGCCGAACCAAAAGCAATCTTGTTGATGAGACGGTCAAATCTTTCTCTAAATGGACGTTTGCCTTGTTCAGCAAACTTTGGTTTTATAGTTTTTTGAAATCCAGAAGTAGAATTATCAAAAATCTTCTTGTTTCCAGATGTATCACCCCTAAGTTGATTATTATTAAATAAAGTTTCTTTGATATCCTTGAGGGTTACTTTACCAGTAGCGTCAGCTTCCCCACCTATAGGATTAAGAGCTATAGCACCAACTTTACCACCAAGAACAAACCTATTCTGATTCATCGCTTGTAGCGTACCAGCACCTAGTTTCTTAGCACTGCTTTTCTTGATAACAAACTCGCCCGGAGTAAGCATAGCAGGCACAGTATCTCTGTTGCCCTGCCCCGGAACGAAACCACCCCTAGCGAACGCCTGAATAACACCGCCCTGATTTTTACCAAGACCCTTGAGGGCAGACCCAGCACTAGCAGCAAAGCCACCAATACCCCTAGCAAATTTAACAGCAGCAAGGGCACCGATTAGGGGGATAAGTGGCCTTATAGCATCTGCCACCTTGATGAGAGCACTCGCAACTTCTAGAGCAGTACGAGCGAACAATTGGAAAGAGTCACTTCCAGCAATACCACGAACTAAAGCTAGAAACTCTTCCTTGACTTTGGTAATTTGAACAGCTAATGCCTGCTGTGCTTTTTCTGCATCTGCGGATAAACTATTCTGACCTTCTTGTGCTGCGGAAAGGGCGTCAACAGCAATTCCATATTGCTGAATAAGCGGAATAACCTTACCAATCTGACGGAAACCACCAAGCTCTTCTGCCACTCTAACAAAGGTAATATCACCCTGATCCAGACCAGCAAATGCTTTGTTAAGCTGTTCTACCGCCTTTAACGGCCCAATAAACTTGCCCTCTGCATTTAAAAGTTCAACACCAAACTGTCTAAGAAATTCAATCGTCTTTGGACGCTGAATACGAGTAAAGATAGTACGCAAACCGGTTGCAATACTTTCAGAACTTTCACGAGTCGTAGCACGAACAGATGTGAACAGTGCGAGCAATTCTTCTAGCTCACCACCCGCAGATTTAAACACGCCACCAAACCTACGAACAGCAGAAATTAAGTCACCAGACTCAACAGCAAACTGACCAGCAACTGCATTAATAGCACCAAGCTGTTTTTCCAGCCTGCCAACGCCGCCCTCAAACTGAGCGAGAATAGCAACCGCACCCTCTGCGGTTTTATTGATATCTTCGAACGTCGGGGCAAGCGTGGTTTTAGCAAGTGCTTCAATAGCGACCTTAAGATCACCGGCCTTGATACCAGCCTGAGAAAGAATTCTAGCTGTACTCAACAACTCTTTACTAGAAGTACCTAAAGTTACAGATAATCTAGTAATAGTTTGTTCAAGACCTTTCAACTCTTTCACTGTTTTACCAGTAACCTGAGAGATCTTGACCATCTCACGTTGGAAGCCAATAGCTTCATCTACGGCACTTGCAAGACTATTAGTGAATAGACTAACGGCACGACTAGCGACGGTAAAGGCAGCAAAACGTTTAATGGCTAAACCAAAAGATTTACCCATAGCTTCAGCAGCCGATGCAGCCTTGTTGGTCGCAGCGGTTACTTGATTAATTTGTTTTGTAGCCTGTGCAGCAGATTTTACAGTTACAGGGATCTGAACACCCTTTAACTGATTTTGAATCTGGTTTACTACTTTACTAGCGTTTCTAGGTGCTTGTAATTGAAGTTGTGCAGTCAGTACAAATTGAGCCATATTTTACCCTTAGTGTAAATTTAGACTACACTATCCAATCTAACTTTCCGTATCAGTCTCTTCTGTTTTAGTCTTTCTGGTTCGTCTCTTTGGTTTAGGTTTGTCCAAAAGATCGTTTTCGTATTCTACGATCTCATAACTACCATCTTCAGATAACTTGTTACCCTCTCTATCTATCCTCTTACCATCTTCGTCAAGATAATAACCATCTTCATCAATTCGCTTACCTTTGGTGTCAATTAAATGCTCTGGATTGTTGGGGTCAACCAAGCTCAGATCATCATTAACAAGGTTAAATTTGGTAAGAAATTTATTCTCTGGTAAGTTTTTCTCAAAATTATTATCTAAATTATAAAGCATCCTACCTAAAAGGCTTGCTGCTTCAAATGCGATCTCATCCGCACTCTTATTATTATACTCATCATAGTCTTTATACACGGGTTTACCGTCTTTATAGAAAGTACAATGAGCTACAAGGAAGTCAAATCGGGCGTTATCCGCCAAGCTGTCGGCAGTATTCTCTTCTAGCCCAATTCTCTCTGCAATTAGGTCTCTTAGATCAGAGCGTTTTCTCCTGATTTCAACGGCAATATCCCTACCCTCTGAAACCTTTGGTTTTTTACCATTTTTACCAAACGAAAGCTCTTTCTCCAAATCGACAATTGCTTGTGTGATTTCTTCTTCTTCTTTATCTTTCTTGTCGTCCCAGATGCCACGTTTACGCATCAGAACAGCAAGTTCTTTTTTTGTGAGAATTTCGTCTTGGATACACTGATTCCAAACCTTAGATTTATGCCTATCTGCCTTTTTTACAGTATCGTTGTTAGGCTTCTGCACATAAATCTCTACTTCCCTCTTTTCTCCACCTTCTAATTCGATAGTGACCTTGCTTTCCATCTTATTCTTAATCATCTTGTTCTTCTCCTGTCTTTCTTGAAATAACCGGCATATTGGTTTGATACCTTAGCCATTTAACCTCGTACTGAGCTAACTCTGCGTCCACATTCCTAGACTGAGTGTTTCCCTTGTCTAAAATTTCAGATCTAACCTTCTGAAAAGTATCATACATAATCTTCTGCTCTGGTGACATTCCTCCATCTTTAGATGTCCACAAAAAAGCAAAATGGTCTTCGATAGAGCTTAACGCCCCGATCATCGTAGTTTCCACTTTCTTTTTAAGAATTTTACTTAATCTATCTCGTGAGTCTTGTTTAAACTTATCTTCCCTAACACTTTTGTATTCCGACTGCTGCCTAATCAAATCGTCAAAATTTTCCATTTTTATCTCCTTGTTGAGTCCTTGAACATTTGACGCTGCTGATTCTGAATCTCTATTTTTCTGTCATCAAAATCAAAATCCGTCGCCTTTCCAAGTTTTTTTGCCTTAGCAATTCTTTGCTTTCTTATGATGTCTCCCCCGATTGAATTCATGTTATGAATACTTTCTGCTTCTTTTCTAGAATCAGTAAATATCATCACTTCATCGGCATTTGCTATTTTTTCGTTGGTCGTTTTTGCTTCCAATTCTGATTTGGCTTTTTCACTTGCTTGCTTCTTCCTTTGTATAATAAACCAACCATCAAGCATATCATCGTCATTTATTACATCTTCAGTTGGGCAATCCATAGACTCCTGAATGTTGTCATACATGTTTGCCCAGATTAAAATTCCCTTCTGCTCGTTTGACAATGTTCTGCTTGGATCATTCGCAAATAACGGCGAGTGATCCTTTGCGTACCAAGCTAATCTCCAAGGGTCATTTCTTGCTAATTCTCTTAACTGTTTTTCATTGAGTTGTGACTGGTTAAATTGATAATAAAGATCGCCTATCTCTATATCTTTAAAATCTAAAGGTTGTGATCCAACAAAACAACACCTCTCAAAGAGAAACATCATTTTATCTTGAGTTGCCAACCCCTCACACGTCTTTGAAAATAACTCGTCTTTTTCTGACTGCAACTTGGCGAGGGCTTTCTCGGTAGCCCTCAGATAAGTTCTAGCAGTCTCTCTTAGCTTTTCCTTGCTTCTTGCGTTGAATATCTCTATTTTTAACTTTTCTATGTTTCCTTCACAAGCCTTGATCTTATCTTCATTTTCTTGTGACCATAAGCCTCTGTCCATCATCCAATCAAACATCTCATCTTGAGTCATGATCTCATCAGATCTAGCCTGATCAAAGGATTCCATAAAAATTTCATTAGATAGATATTCGTCTTCCAGTGTCGGGTTTAAAACCCTAACCCTTACATTTCCTAGTTTGAGATTTAAAAATCCTGATCTTATCCTAGATACAAAATACTCCCGCTCATAAGTATTCATGCGAACCTCACGAAACGGGAGTAGTTGAATTTCATATTGTTTCCTTTCCTTTGCCCACCAACATCACTTGCTATCCTGAAATGCTATCGCAACTTGATGAGCGTGTCCACTAACAACAGTCACTTGCTAGTATTATAAGTTAGCTACGAGGTCAGCAGGGAATGGTCCTGAACCTCTATCGTTTGAAAGTCCATTACTATCAAATCCAGCACCCAGTGTAATTCCGCCAAAACCAAGCAATTGTTGATTCAGTCGGTCCTGAACGTCTAACTGGTTAAAGTTGGAGAAACTGTAGGTACATGATACGTTACCACCACCAGCGTCACCACCACCATAACTCACGGAAGACAACTTGTTTTTATTTCCAAGGTCGAGTCCAAGACCGCCTCTCATGAACATAAAGATAACTTCGTTAGAAACGTTGTTACCAGAGTCAACGGTGCTATACAGTTCTGAATCTCCAAACTCGTAAGCACTAACAAAGTCACCAGAAGTGGTAATAGCTTCGATTTCACAGGTAACTTCAATCGGGAAGTTAGCAGGTCGGAAGTAAGGCGTTTTACGTCCCAACTCAAGAATGTCTTCACGACTAAAGTCTGTACTACAGGTGAAGTTCTGAATGTGAATTCTAGGAGTGCCATCTGAATTAGCTGCATTACCGTATCCAGAACCAACAACACCGTCAATAACGGTGGGAAGGATACATCCGCTAAGGATGACATCTTCACGTCGCTGAATACCGCCAGATGCGGCACCAGCTTCACCAAAGGCTTTAGGTGTATCTGTACCATTGAAAGCTGCAACATCTCCATCTTTGATGAGAACATCAGTTCCAGTCAACCACTGTTTGTTGTTACCAACCAGCGTAACAGATTCAGTTGCATTTCCATCAACTGGAATAGTGTAACTAACAGACGAGATGAACATGCCGGAGCAGTAAACTTCAACTTCTGCATCTCCGGGGTTAGTGCCTGTACCAGCACCTTCTGCACTAGCCACATTGTTAGCTTGGGCATCAAAAATTCCAAGACGAACGTCACACTTCACATCTGATCGGGCAGCAAGTCCACTGTTCGCTGTGCCTGCGACACCGGTGGATGCCATGTGGTAAATCAGTGGGTGTCCGTCAATAACCTTTTCTAAGGTTACTTCTACGTCTGGAGTACCTTCGATGTTTTCATAAATTTCGATCTGAGCAAGCTCAAAAGCCTGTTCCAAGTTGAAATTCGTGGTCATCCCAACACTTTGAACACCATGTGCCATATCTCCCGTCGCAACAGAGGTAGACCCCTCGTTGTTGATCGAGACCGCTTGGCAGGCGTAAAATATTCTATTGTTACTGGACATTTAAATCTCTCCTAATTTGAAAATGAAGATTTTCTATTGAATTATACACATAAATTCCTAGATATTTGATTTTATTCCTAAAGTGGTAAACCTGACAATCCCTCCAAACAAATCAGGAGTTGTCATATCCATATTTTCTACGATAGTGTTCTCCATGCGGAAATTACCTCCATTATAACTTTCTATAATTTCTGGATAAAGTAAAGCACTTGGATTTGGACTTCCGTAATTACTTAATGGATATTTATCCTCTGTATGTAGCTTGTCACTGTCAATTATTTGAATACTTTTGTCATTTTGCAGAGAAACTATATCCACAAGCATATTTCTTGTCTGATCGTCCTCTGCTATGCAGTGAGCAATAATATCAGTATAAACCCATTGACCGCCACCAAGTTGATAACCTTTAAACCGCCTCACTGGTACTATTTCAAAAGCTATGGCTGGTAATTGTATTCTGGATTCTGGGGGTATATCCCAAGATCCTTTGCTAACATCATAAAAATTGCTAGTTGGTTGCAAGGTATCTGACTGTATCTCCCTGAGCCAAGGTACATTATTTGCATAAACGACATTGATGAATTTGTAAGAATACTCCGCTTGGACAACAGATCCCGTTGGAATAGGCGAATCAAAAACAACTCTACCGTTAAAATAGTCAATATAATGTGAATACTGTCCTACTCCAGAAGTTGGTTCAAACTGGTCATTAATGTAAACGCCGGAAATGCCCGGAGAATTTACATTTGTACCGACAATAGGAGCATCTAGGTTCACACCTGAAACACCACTTTGCCAAACCCAATTCTGACGAAAACCTTCCCATACTTGACCAGAGGCAAATGAATCATTTGAGCTAAGTCTCAATCGACTCATATCCTGCCCGTTGGGGGCAAGCTCACCCTTGGTCACATTAAAATAATTTCCTTTCTCAAGAAGTGCCCAATCAAAATATTCGACTAACGCATCTTGAATATTATTGTTTAGGCTGTAATCTTGTATACTATCAAAGCCTTTCAATCCATAATAATTAGGCATCTAACGCTCCCCTAAGTATGGACGAAAGTTCTTTCTCTCTACCCTCTAATGCTCTTGATATAAAATTGTCTTCTGTTGTCCCAGCAAACTGAGGTGGGACTCGCCAAGCCTTTCCAAGCCTCATTGTTCCACCACCAGATCTACCAGAATTGTCTGGAGCATACGAATAGCCGGAAACTATAGTCGTAGCCCCTCTTGTTAATAACCACTCCAACCAAGGCAATGAACCAGATAATGCTGGAATAAAAGCCTCTGGAAGAGATAAAATATTTGCAAAATTGTCTGGTTGCAGGTAAAATACAATACCACCAGATAAGTTACCTTTTACTGTTTCAAACTCTACAGTTATGGAATCGGAAACTGCCGACACTATAGCTTCAACTGCTTCGGATGCGGTTCCAGCTATAAACCCAAACTGTGCATTTAGACTTCCGAAAACACCTTGATCTAAAATACTCTGAACTTCTGGCTGTTCCCTTATCCACTGCGGAATAAATGACTTAACCTGATCTTGAGCCCTCTTTGTATTCTTTTTTAAATTCTTGTTTAACTCTACCGAAAGAGCCTCGTTCATCGCCTTTGCAATCTTAGCTTTAGAGTCAATCAATTTTACAGTTAAAGTCATGATGCTCTCTGCCAAAAACAGCCGAAGTAACGATTTTGCCTTAACCCCATTGGGAAAGGCTCTCCAAATTTAGTAAACTTAAAATGTCTTAGTTCCTCAATATTATCATGTACAAGTAGATATTTTGCCCTCATAACCTTATCCAAATCAGAAGCAAAAAATATTGTTTGTATACTGTTATCAGGAACTACAATATCTCCACCAGCTTTGTACCAACTTTTACTATCCCAGTAGACTTTTAATCTAATAGTCTCTTTCTTTTCGACTTCCTTGAATGTTTTTTCACCACGCTTATAGTTATCAGACCGTCTTCTATGAGCATTTACAGACTTGTTATGTGGTATATTGTCAAAGGTGTCGGATATCTCTTCAACCTTTTCTGTAAATACCAATTGGCAGTCAATACCAAAGATGTCATTGATTGTTGAGTCAATGATATCGTAGTATTTAGTAAATACGCTTTCTGGGATATTAATGGGCATCTTAAAACTCCATTAGGAGGCACCACCACCATAGTGTTCGTCAAACCTGCCGCTTGTTCTGACGTTCATATCGCCAGAAGCTACGAATTGGTTTACATCTGGAGCACGAGATTGTGAATTATCTCCAGATTCAAACACTAGAGTGACTAAAGAGCCATTCTGTATTCCCGCTGCTGCGGTCGTTACAGGTCTTACTGCATCTTGTGCTGGCATTTTATCTCTCCAAGTTTATATTTAACTGTCTAAAAAATTAAAAGGTTGTTGTCGAATCAATCTTATACCAAACATTATTTTGGACAAACGCTATTCCAGTTCCGAGTGTGGTAGAAGCATACATCGCTATTGTACCATCTTCCCTTGGTATTTCATTCGATAGTCCGTCTACAAGTTGTGTAGAACTTCCGGTTCCAGTCGAAGTGAATGCTTTTGGTATCCTAAGCATACCAAATTTATTGATGATTTCATTTGTTGCTGAGTATTTTGTAGTTGCTCCAGCACCCAGCGGTCTATACTCAGTTCTAAGCAAACTGTTTAGTTGGTCTGAATCTCCAATGTTTCCATCTTCTGGGTGGAGATTTAACTTTAATGCATGTTCGCTTTCGCCTACAGGAGTCAATGTTAGTGCGGATGTACCTCTAATATCATCAATATCTCTTCCGTTAGCTGTTCCATAATTGTCTAACTGAAGACCGACATGAATATGAGCACCAACATCTTGAATACTGCCCTGAATTCCAAATCCGATATCCAACAGTGAAACATCGTGGTCATCAGCAAAAAGGAAATCCCTACTTGCAGCAGCACTACGGTTAGATAGCGAGATAGAATTTCTCATTCCCTTACACTGGTCTCCAGCATATGGGCCGATAAATATCGAATTGTCACACAGGTGGGTCTGTCTTCCTGCGTTGGTTCCGATGGCTACAATGTTAGTAGCTAAATTTGATGTGCTATCTCCAGATGCCGATGTGCCTGCATTGTCACCAATAAACACACATTTTTCGAGAAAATCAGTGCTATCCCCAGTGGATCTACCGATAGAAATAGTGTCGTAAGCATGTACAGAAGAACTTCCGGCACTATAACCAAGGTTTATACAGTATGCCATATTGTCGGAATTGAAACCAGCATTTTCACCTAAAGATATAGAGCTAGTATGGTACTCACAAGAATCTCCGGCCCGTCTACCAATGTTTATGTTGCGATAGCTATATTGTTGGTTATAACCAGCGTTCATGCCAATATCAATCATCTCTCCCGAACTGTAATGTTGTCCATAGCCCGCTCCGTAACCAATATCTACGGATTTTTCAGAAGTACGAGTTGCGGTAGTTGATGAAGCCTGCTGTCCAGCCTGATACCCTATAGCAACATTGTACTGACCTGAACAATAGGCAAGAGACTGCCAACCTACAGCAATACTGTAATCGGTGTCAAATACCGGTTCAGCAACGAAGGCATTATGACCAAGGATAACCATACTACTTCGACTACCCTGTTGATTCCCACCAAAGGCTTCAGGACCAATTGCAGTAACGTAGTCATCAACAGTATTGGCGGCACTTGTACCGGCACCGGAACCAATAATAATCGAACCTACACCACCCTGAAAAGAACCAAGGCTCTCTTCATCAGCACGAATTATAATTCTACCACCATTATTGGGGAAATTCAAATGCTTCAAGTTACCAGACCCGTTGGGGTCCATGATATGGAAGCCATCTTGCGTGATAAGGCCGCTTGTTCCAAGGGTTTGCGTGAGACCAGCCCTAGCAAACTCACCAGAAGCCCATTCAGCAACACCACTAATGGCAATTCCACTGGTAGTATTTTCTTGAATTTGACCAAGAAGATAATTGCCCGAATTATCTATAGTGTCGGAAAGAACACCAGAAAGTTCATTTGGGCCGATTGTGAAGAATTGATTGTCAGGATTGTAGTCTACCGTAACGCCAGAAACACCGCTAATCGTAACTGTTTGACCGTTAGAAATAATATCATCAGCAGTAGTACCGGCGGTCATATTAAATGTATAATCACTATCAGGATTGTAACCGATAACAAAAATACCACTACTGTTTGTTCCATCTGTTTGATTGTCAAAGTCTATGGTAACACCGCTAACACCAGACATAGCTAGTACGGCACCGTCATCCATTTGTTTGGGTGAATTATTGTTAGATCCAACACCACTAGCTACAGCATCAAAGGTGTACAGAGAGTTTGTGATTTGATTTTGAAGAACACCAGATAAGGTTCCTGCATCGACTATAATCTGACGATTGCCAGAATCAATCTGTGTATCTACATGAATACCACTGAATAAGATCGTTTGACCGGTCGTGATCTCAACTCCAGAATCAGCAGTATTATCAATTTGAGCACGTAAATCAAAACTGGTAAATCCACCACCAACAGCGACCGCAGTTCCATTCCATTTGAGAGTACCACCCTCGTTGTATAGTTTATTAGTGATGCTGTCTGGGAGATGTGGATCTAATTTAAGGCCGCCACTTGGATGCATAAATCCACTCGAAATGACATCGCCACTATTGGTAACGTGGTAAATAGAGGTTCCATCGCCCGACTGTAAGACCATGTAAGGCGTTGCAGATCCAGAGCCTTGATGATGAATAATAAATGCAGCTTCGTCAGCATCAAATGGTCTAACAACAAACGTGCCATTTGGTGAAGCGTCATCAGGTTTTCCAACGGCGACCCGATGAGAAGATTGATCGCCCACGATGATTTCAGCAATATTTACTTTGTTACTAGCTTCATGAGTTAAGAAACTAACATTCGTACCGGATGAGACAATTTCTATATTGTTATTTCCAGAAACACCTATACCGGCATCTTGACCAATGTAGGTATTGAAATTACCACTTGCATTACTAGCTGCTAGTCCACCAACAGCAATTGTGCGTTCTAGTTCAAGACCCGAAAGTGCAGCGTTCTGACCGATAGCAATTACATTATTTAAACTTTCTGTGTATCTACCGGCACCGGGACCAATAAATGTACTCTTTGAAATACCTGTACTTTCAACTAATATTTGACTGTTTCCAATCGCTATAACCTGAGACAGATCAAAAGAACCGCTTGATGATTGCTCACCAACAAAAATAGAATCTAATACTCCACTAGAACCTTTTAGTGAATCTGATCCCAGTGCAACAGACATGGTTACACCAGAAGCGTCTTGTGCAACATTCTTACCCATTGCAATAAACGCTGAAGAAGAATTAAGTCCAGAACCAGCCTCTTCACCAATTACAACAAGGCTGTCGCTTCCAGCAGCGTGTGCTGCGGCATTTTTTCCAACCGCAACTACATCTGTAAGGTCATCTGCGTTAAACACTGACTTGCTGCCTAGAGAAACAACGTTATAAAGTCCACTACCAAGCTGTAATGTCTTATAGCCAACTCCAACCAAGTCTTCAGCATATCTAGTAGATGCACCAGCAGAACCACCAACAGCAACAATTCTGTCGGCATCTTCGAGGGTATTACCAGCACCACTACCGATTATAACAACGTCTTGCAGTCCACTAGAACTAGCACCAGCACCACCGCCAATATTTACAACAAATAGGTTTGTCTGGTCTGCATATTCGCCAGTATTATCACCAACCCTAATTACGTTTCTGTCAAAAATTAATTGTTTAAAGTAACCAGATGCAGCATTGAGAGTGCCTTCTCCACCTACATCTAGGGTATATACAGCACCGTCTACAGATGCGTTTTTACCAACCGCAAGCCTATTATTTGTTGCGTCGTAGAAAATACCACTATCATAAGTAATATTGCCGCTAGTTGAATAAAGAGCTACCATTCCAGCAGCGAATGGTGTAGCCGTTGTGTTTTGAGTTCCAGCATCAAGACCTGCGTCTTGCTGAATAACAAAACCAAAGTCAGACTGAAGCTCAGATGTAGGTAAATCGCTTGCGACTAATTGTCTAAATGTGGGAGGTCCATCTGGGCATGGATCACAGGCACCACTAGCAGGACCAGCGAACACGGTAGCTGCTGACTGGTCAGAGAAATCAATAATCTGATCAACAATACCGCTAAGTTCAATAACACCATTAGCTGATGTGCCCTTGCGATTTCTCAAGAATGGCTCTAGCTGTGTACCACCAGATGCAGTAAGAAGCGTATCAGTCAATTGACCGCCAGAGAAGGCGATGCCAGATCCACCGTCTACAAATCCAGAAGCTCTAACAATCGAGTCCGCAACTAAACCACCTACATCAATTGGATACTCAGGGTTTGGTTGATTAACACCTAAGAAACCGTTAGTGTCGTCCCAAACAAGTTCAGAGTCATAATTAAGAATTTGTTCATTTTTCCAGAAGGCAATACCGCTGTGTTTTGGTTCTTTTACATCGGTGTCAAGTCCAACGCCATTATAAACAGCGGTCTTTCCGGGGTAAGTTACAAATACTTCTTTTAAGCCGCCACCAAAATTAATTGGTTGACCAGATGTGGCGTAATTTCCGCCGCTTATACCGACAGTATCTACTGGATTAGCACGCTCAGTAATTCTATAAAATGTTTGTCCGGGATGCTCGTCAAATGTCAATCCACTAACAGCGGTAAACGGTCCATCATCAAAACCAATACCGCTAAGAGCAGCAGATTTATTTAACCAAACAGGATAGAAAAAACCGTTCTGACCGTCTGTTGGACCGCTATTACTAGTACCCTCTACATAATAAGGTCCGACCTGAATTTGAGAACTTCTAATAGGATTTCTGGTAAGAACCCTGCTAGAACCAACCTGACGATACTCACCAGAGCCTATTTCGTAGTTGATGTTGTCTGTAATTGCATAAAATACAACATCTCCAGATGCGTAAAAGTCGGCAAAAGAACTAAACCCGGAAACCTTACCGTCGAGGACGATACTACCTATCCCCTCCGTTCTGGACGTTTCTTTAATTCTATCTGCTAGGAAAAAATTTGACATCTAAACTTCCCTTAAATTTAATTAGAACGTTGGTGATGCACTTTCATCTATCATAGTTGGGGCAGTACCAGATGTTTCATTAGGACTATACCCGTAAGCAACAAAGCTACAGACTTTACCATCAACATATTGACCGGCTTCGTCTTGGATTACATAAGTGACGGATCTTAGCATGGTTCCGTCGTCACCAGACCTAGCAACACAAGCAACGGTATTCACGTCCATATCCAGAAGGTTCGAATCTGAAGTAGTACCGTTAGAAGTTCCGATGGCAACAAAATTGTTGTTTTCGAATGTTCCAGATGGGAAAGTAATCTTTAGCTTACCAGCTTCTCCCTTTCTAGCAATACTCTCAATATTGTGCCAAGAATAAATTTCCGGCACATTTCCAGCACCACTAGCACTGAAATATGCCCAAGCCTTGGCAACACCTTTTGCGTTTTCTAAAACTGAATTATCTGTATTCGCCCACCGCATCGTTCCAGAAACATAAATCTCTTGTTCTGTAGCGGTAGGGTTGGTTTGAACAAACTTAAACCCAACATCGTTAATACCAGAACAGTTAATCCAGTTCTCTGTTGATCCATCATTGGTGGACATATTACCCTGTAGAGGGCGAGAACCATCCCTATTGTAGTATTGAAGGTGGGTATCGTTTCCAAGACCCTGAAGATTATCGTGATTAATACCTGTATCACCAAGCCAAGGCTCAGTCTGCCTCTTGGTTCGCTTGGCCGTATCGTCTGCGTTTGGAAAAAAGAGTCCAGATTCTACGATAAGGTCTCCATGATCAGCACCCGCACTGTTTGAGGTTGCATCAGCAGTAGAAAACTTTACAGCATTGAAAAATGGAAACTCTACCTCGGTATCTCCACTAGCCACAATTTTATTGATGGAAAATGCCATATCTTCCATATTGTGACGGACATCGTAAGCCGAGATCAAACCAGCATTATTATCTGCTAATTCAGAACTGATATTAGTTATTAATTCACCTGAATTTAGTTGGTTGGGCATCTTTCTAACTCTCCTGTTTAGTATTCAAAATATCCACCGGCTCTGTGACCGCCATAGTTATTCCTAGAAACATAGTCTGAACCCGGACTGTAAGGACCAAGAATTGCTTGACCGCCAATACTATTTCCAGCCCGATACTCTAGTAATTGTTGTTCGTATTTTTCACAAAGGTCTTTATAAAGAACCGCTAGGGTTTGAGTCACGCCACGAAGGTCAATCGCAGAAGGTCCATCCTTAATTGAGATGGCATTTCCAGACTCACTACGTATTGCACTCCCTATAATTATACACGCAGCACGTAAGCATATCAAAGTTATGAAGGCTTTATCTTCTACCTCGGCAGTTGGATCTGGATCTAGGGTGCAGTTCTCCACATTTATATCGTATGTTTTGTTAAAATCGACATTCATCTGGGTCAATTGCCCAGCAACAAGAACAGTTGTTTCTATTCTGTGATCTGAATATGTATAATTTGATGGATCTATATCGTCTATAAGGTATCTGACGATGGTTCCCATTTGACCTTGCCAAGACATAATTTAACCCCCTATAAGTTACAATGGACTTTAAAATTGGCGGTACTTGTAGAAAAAGTGCCTGAAGTTAAAACTACACGACCTTGAATTTTATAAACCCCGGCGGCATCTAAGTCGCCAGCAACAACAATGTAATACATTTTACCGTCTGTGCCATCTGTTTCTAAAGTCCCAGTTCTGGTCAAAATTGTACCATTTGGTTTTTTTATGAAAATAGTCAGAGATGACGCTGAAGAAATATCTACAACTGAACCGTTATCTTTTACGGTTATCACCAGTTTGGTTCCAATGTCACTTTCATGTATTTGACTAGCCATTATAATAAGCTCCAAGCCTAGTTGTTATTGAAAAAATTAACACCTTAATCTGCATCAAGCTCAAACTCTAACTCTCTAACAAAAGATAAACTAAAATCATCGTTTTGAGAAACAAATAGTGCGGCAGGGAAATTTGTGTCGATTATGAGGATATACCCCAATTCTTCACCACTTGTTTCCTGTATTTTTACGCTTGATATAGATGTTTCAGACCAAGCGGAAGAGCCATATATCATTGTTAAACCTGTGGATCAGTAATGGTTACTCCAGAATTAGCTTCAGCAGCTTGAGCAGCAGCCTCTTTTGCCAATTTAACCTCATATGCTTTAACATTTTCTGACAAAAATTGACGAACAATTTTATTTGCGAATACCGCCTTAGATTCTGGGTTGTCAATTAGTCTAACATTTGTCTCACTTTCTGGTTCAGAATCATTAAAATCTGGATTTTCAACCTGTTCTGGTCTTTTATAATTTCCTGCTATAGAGTCTAAAACTCTATCAACGTCTGCATCAGCAATTTCAACTGCAAATTGTGCCATCTTTAATTCTCCTTATGATTTGTTTAAATGGGGTAAGTCACATCTAGGTATCTGGCATTTATCACATATTTCATGCCATCTTTTTGGTAGGTCTTCATAATTATACACTTCTACGCCCAAATCTTCACCATAAAGACCTTGTGTGAAAAATTGGGTTGTGTGGTCAGACCACTCCTCTTTAAAGTAAGTTAGATGATCCTCTATTTCCATAAAATCTTTAAGCTGCTCAGGAATCCGGTGGTTAGGTCTCGCTTTTATCTTTTTAATAAACCTGTCCATGCTTTCAAACCTTTCTTGAATTGGTCTGTGGACAGCAAATCTATAGATGTCATTCCACTCTCTAATATACCCCTTTAGTATCGAGGCCGTTTGGTGACTTTGGCATCTGTCAAACTCTTTTATGTATATGGGCATCGTACTTACAACGGTTGGTATGTCTTTTCCAATGCAGGTGGATGCAATAGCGTTCTTTATAGAATTTCCTCCAGTTCTTGGAATATGTATAAATACTGCTCGTTCAGGTAGATATATCATAATACTTCACACATAAAGCTAGGGTAACTCTCTAAACTTATCCCGATCATCTTCATTTTGCCAGCCTGAATATTCTCATTGACAGCCCTTATGACACCAGCTTTCCAGACCTGAGCATTTGTGACGTAATCATGACCCATTATTAGTCCGCCCTTTTTGACTTTCCATAATGCGTTCTCAATCTCTATCGAAACAGATTTATAGTCATGACAAGCGTCTATGTAAGCCCAGTCTAAATAATCATTTTCTAAACCAAAAAGGAAATTACCACCGTATTCCCTGTGTAATTCTACTACGCCAGAATCTATTTCTCTCTGAAAAAGTTTACCTACTAGCTCCCTGTGGTCATCTTCCCATAAATGGGGGGTTTCTATTAAGCAAGCATTGGGGTGTCTCTCTCTCCAAATGTCGCAAAGGTGCAATTTAGTAGGTTTAGTAATGTGAAACAATTGGATGGCGTTCCACCCCTTGCAAACACCGATTTCTACTCCAACACCACCCTTCGGTACATCTAAATACATTTGATGGACTGTTTCGTATTCTTTTATTTTATCCATAATTCTCCTCCGGGCAAATAACGAGTTTTCCACTTTTTTGTCTAATCCTAATAGCCTCTGGTATTTCGCTTTCTATGAAAAAATGAGCGTCAGACTCAGAGAATATCTTAGCTTTAAATGTAGAAACTTCTTCTACGTGATTCTTGTTTCTTTCTTCTTCCATCTCGGTCGGAAACATTTTTAAAAAACCATATTTTACATTGTATCTATCTAACCATTCTTCTGTTATATCTCTATATTTCTCCAATCTTCCCGTTACGATTCCCGCACAGTGTGTTTTAGGTATTCTATGCGGAAATGGTTTTACATTCTTAATAAAGTCAATGTATCTTGGTTCATCTTCACACACGTCTACAGGAACATTTGGAGAGAATATACCATCAAAGTCCAGCAACGCTTGCTCTATATAGGCACAATTAAAAAGATTCCATTCTAATAAATGCGGTGGAGATAGCTCTCTAGCAAAAAAATCTGGTTTTTGCTCACAGTCTGGTTTAAAATAAACTGTAGCAAAATAAACATCTTCTAGTAGTCTAGATTTCATGTTCTTCATTGCTGTACCAGCATACATCGTATCATCCACGACCAAGATTCTACCCTCTCTATCGTCAAAGTCTTTCATCCTAATTCCACCAAAGCCGGTAGCACCAGACAAAATCTTAGCATTATTATTTTCGTCTAGATAGTAGAGCGGTAGATTTAGCCACATAGCAATCATACTTGCTGGTAGCATACCCGAACGAGGTACGCCAAGCACACCTCTTAGTTTAAGATTATGTACTTGTGGCAACAATAAATTTTTACAGTCTTCTATCATTTTTGCATTAGTAATATATTCCCCAGCAAGATAGGATTGTCTACGCTCATGTTTTTTATCACAGTCCGTTTTGTACTTTTCTCTTTCTTCAGCAGTAGCGTTCTGACACCACTGCCAATTCGGAGGACTTGCTGTCATCTCTTGTTTGTAATATTTACAATATCCATGCTTTTCGCAAATGCATTTTTCCATAATCAATCCACAAATAAAATAAAGGGGGCAGTTAGTCTTCCAATTAGGTGCGGTGCCTTCTCAGGGCTACCAGAAGATCCGCCCCCGGAGTACAAATCTGCTGGAGAGTCATCGCCCAGACCGGCTGTGTCGTACTCATACTTTATGGTTAAATCGTAGGTTGGAGGAATGGTCATTAATGGGCTTCCAACGGCAGTGACAATGTAAGTGTAGGTAGATAGTATGGTGCTTCCAGTTCCAGCGCCAGCCTCGCGTTTTTCTACAATTACCTTGTCTCCTATTTTTGTGTCGTCGCTAACGTTTGTAGAGTACGTTACTGTGTAACTAGGTCCAGAACCAGTCACAGATTCAACGGTGGCAGAAGATATGATTGTATTGTAAGGCTGAAAGGAATTCGACATTATACATTATACCCCACAACAAAACCATCATAATTTCCGGCAGAAGTACAGATAAATCCAAATACATCTGTCTTATTTGCCGTGGTGGTTAGCGTGGGGGTAACGCCGCCCGCCCACTTGATCGTACTGAACCAAGTTACAGTTCGGCTACCTGTACCATCTTGCACTAGCCTTATAATAAACTTCTGTCCTGCATCTGCATTTGAAAGAGCTAGAGTTCTGTTACCACCTAATGTCACCGTGTGCGTATTGGCAGCGTTTAGGTCAAAGGTAACGGTTGCCCCATCTGTATTGTCTTCGAGCGGTGTCTTAAAACCAGTATAAACCGAAACGCTATTGCCATATTCTGCCAACTTAACATCTCCACTAGCATCGACTTCTAGTGTAGGCAGTCCCGTGATATCAGCCACACTAAATAGTGTACCGCTAGAAAGATTGTCGGTAACGCTAAATAAAAGTCCCTCTTGACCCTCGAATAAGAGTGCCGTACCAGAGCCAGTTCCACTCTGATAACTAGACATGACATTAAGTTCTAGACTAGTATCAGTTGTTCCGCTACCACGAAATAATATTTGAGGGTCGTTGGTTGCTGGTGTTATTTTAATATCTTGTACCATTTTTTACTCCACGTTATATCCTAAAAGAGTTGCTGTCTCTAAATCTACTCGCTGATCTTCCCACGAGGGAGGAATAAAGTCTACTAAGTTGACTTCTTGACCAGCATAACTTGTCACCGCATTAACAATATTGTCTACCTCTTGTTGCGTCAATACACCATCGGTTACGGTAATTGCAAGTGCGTCTTCAATTGGCGTTGGGTCTGCACCCAAAGCGATTGGAACAATATCTTCTTGTCTAAATTCCATAATACAATATTGAGTTGGGTCTGGGTGATGATATACTCTTGCGTACATGCCGGTCTGTCCGGGGTTTACTACTTCATACAATGCCCTAGACAATGGTTCTGCCACAGAGGGTCTAGCAAATACAAGAAAAGTATCATCTTCTTGTTCATCTCTACCCCAAGTGTATCCACCGCTTACTTTATCTTTGGTAAGCAAATCATTAAATGCTACTTGAGGACCGATTATAGATTCTATTTCTGCTAACACATCTAATCTTCTGGGGCCGTGAAAAACCATATTTTCACTTTTTGTAGCATGTACTTGTCCGGGTTGCAGAACACCCTCTGACAGCTTTCTGTTATTAGGTTTTACTACAAAATAATATGTTTTTTCTGTTGCTACTAATTCTTGCATTATGCAGATCCTCCGTCATCAATTTCCCAATCGTAAGTGTTAATAAGTGTTGACCTAGCACTGGCAGCAGAACTACCACCCGTGTATTGACTGTTACCCATATCAATACGCATATCATCTTCCATTTCGTTGGCTTGGCTGGCCCATCTAATTAATAACGCATCATAGTTTGATGTAGACAACCCTCCGTTCTTGAGAAAATCTCTCATGTTGGAATCGTCTGAAATACCCCTGAAATCCCAAGAGCTAATGTCTTGATCAAAAGAGCTATTATCACGAAACATATCTCGCATTGTAGTAACCCGTCTAGTGTTCCAACTTCCAATATTTCTATTGAAACTATTGTTGCGGAACATATACCGCATAGTTATACTTCCCGTACTTTTAAACGTCCAGTTATTTATATTGTCGTTGCCACCGTTTTGGAAAGCAGCCATATCGCGAAACATGGATTGAAAGTCAGTTCCAGCACCAACATTCCAAGATCCAAGATCTTGATTAAAGGAGTCAGCATTACGGAACATACTATTGAAATCAGTTACAGACGAGACATCCCAAGACCCAATAGCTACATTAAAAGCATCACAATTTCTAAATGTTTGCTTCATATTAGTAATACTACTAACATCCCAGTTTGCTATATCTGAACTATTTATATCATCATTATATCTGAATAAGTTTTGAAAACTAGTTCTTCCGCCACTAAGCCAAGTGCCGATTGAGTCTACGGCTTTTACATCGGTTCCGTCGAATACCTCATTATTGCCAATCGTTCCATAAACTTTAATAGTTTTGTCGCCAGCACTAGAGTAAGTATGTTCTTTATTACTATCCGTGTGATTAGTTATAGTTGTAATAGAACTACCATCGCCCCAATCAACTTGAATATTTAGATTAGTAGAAGTAGTTAGCTGAAGTTCGATCCGACTAGAAGAAGTCGCCTCTGTATACTGCAAAAACGGCCCAAGTCCATCAGTATCTTCCTCGCCCGTACCAGTTCCGGCGACTGCGGTAGCAAGGTCTGCACCAAACTTTTTAATTTTAGATCTGTATATATTGTATATGTCACTATCTGATAGTTTATCGTCGTATATTTTTACCATTCCAATAAAGCCAGCAGCAAAGTCTGTGGCACCAGTCCCGTGACTTCTGCCAATATACAATTGAGTATCTGTATTTTCAATAACAACTGTACTAACTTGGCTTGCACCTTTGTCTATAATGTTAGCAGCAACCTGTAGATTTGTACCGTCAAATGTTGCAGATACAAAGTGCCACTTATTAGCAGCAAGTGCATTTGCACAGGTACTCTTGGTAAACTTATCTTCACTTTCATCATATATCTGGACTTCTGCTTTTCCGTCAGAATTTAAATAAACACCAAACTCTGTGTCGTCATTATCATCGCCATTGATACCTTTACTTACGATCCAAAAGTTTGCACTAGTGGTTGGGTAAATCCAAGCACATACAGTGAACTTAGTGAAAGCTGAAATATCATCATCACTATCTATAGGAATAGATAAGTATTGGCTAGTGCCATTTAAGGAGAACGCACCGCGACCTCTGTTCCTGTTGCGAGTAATACTATTATGAGCAGTAGATTTACGTCTTCTTCTTCTTCTGCGTCTGCCGCAACGATCTCTAACTGTGTTCGCGGAGGCGTCGTATCCTACTGGAGTTGTTGCGTCCAAAGAGTATACGAGAGATGCTTTATTAAAGTTTGGTCCAGATGAACAACCCATTATGAAAACCTTCTCTTTGTAGTTTTATAATGATTTAAAATTTCTGTTTGTGTTAATGCTCTTCCGTAAAAAAGAATCTGTGCCACAGACCCTTGTAAATACTTGTCATTAAGCACACCTACTCTTTGCTTCCATGTTTTTGGGTCGGTACTGGAATCCCCGTAAAATAATTTATCTCCTGTTCCGCTATAAGTTAAAGTTTGAAGTTCACCATCAACGTACATTACCATGTCTTCAACTAAAGCGTTCCAAACAAAAGCCCCGTGATACCATCTACCGGTATCCATGTTAACGGCAGCCCGCTGACCAGTTCTTCTAGCACTACTTCCAGCAGTTCCTCCATCGCCAATGTTCATGGACAATTTTGCTGAACCATTGACATTAAACCAGAATCCATAATATCTACTACCGTGCCAACGCAATGAGAACACACCTTGTCCTGATGTATTTTGATCAATTTTAAACCAGCACAACAAACTAGCAGGAAAGCCCGGATTGAGTGTCTCTGAAATAAACTCAATATAGTCATCAGTGCCATCAAATGTAAATGCACCACCATTCTCGCTCGTAAACCCTACCCCATTGTGTAAAGTTCCAGCAACTGGACGGTGAGGTTGATTGTTATCTGTATTAGTGCTGTTTGGCCTAAGTTTTACGGGTTGATTTACAGGACTTGCAACAAGAAGCAAATCATCTATTGACGTACCGGTTCCGGGATAACAGCGAGAATTAGCTGCATCTACACCGAATAAAAGCCCATCAGTAGGAATTAAAGGAGAGTGTGTTAATCCCATTATGGCGTATCCTCTTCTGGATTCCACCAAACTCCATCATCAGCATTAAGAATCGCCAGAATCTCACTATGAGAATACTCTTGACTCTTGCTGGAGCAG